TGGATGCGGAAGGTAAATCGGGGTATTTAGGGTACAAACTTGAATTTATAAAAGAATGATTATGAAACATACTGTAGAAGAAGCGGCTCGAATTGAACGCGAGAAGATATTACAAGAATTGAAAGATGGATATAGCAAGCATAAAGATACAAGCCTTTATAATGCTTTTGCGGCAACGATAGAAAAATATGCCGTTCCGTTATTCAAAGACGGAGCCGAATGGCAGTCAAAGCAATCCCCGTGGATAAGCGTTAAGGAACGGCTACCGGAGGAAGGACAGCGTGTACTTGTTGGATTTTTATGGGGCTTATGGAAATGTGATAGATACTCCGAATATAGTAAATATATAGATGTATTTACATATGAAGATGGATGGTGGATTGATGATAGTTATAATGTTTATCGAGGTAAAGACGTAACTGGTGATGATATTAAAGTTATCTGCTGGCAACCCATCCCGTCTTTCGATGAAATATTAGAAGCCAACAGGGATGTGCTAGAACGGATTAAAGAGAAAGGAGATTGAGATATGGAAATAAAGAATGTAGGGCAACTTAGAAAAATAATTGAGAATCTTTCCGATGATTACGAAATAGAGATGCGTATTAGACGCAAATTGACGGATGAAGAATTGAAAAATTGCAGATACCCTTACCCTTATGATACAGAGTATTTAACTCTGGAATTTGACGATATAGGCGTTTCTTGCAAAGTATTGTGCTTGGGTGTAACTTCTAATGAATGAACGGTATGGAAATAAATAGCGGAATAATAATAGATGGAGTGCTGCATGAAATGATTGAACTGATTGATGCGTCCAGTCTAAATTTCGATTGCAGTAAATGTTCGTTGAATAAAGAATGCAAAGAGTGTAAGATGGAGCATGAATCATACCTATGTAATGTGATGGGATGTTTCTGTTTTGTCAGTCGTGGCAAAGTAACGGATATTAAAACAGAGGAGGAAAAGGAATGAAAAAAGTATTGTCAATTGAACAGATGAAGCATTTGGGGGATCTTGGTATAGATACAAGCAATGCAAGTATGACATGGATGTTGTATCCTTATGAAGAAGACAAACAACCCAAATTAAGTTTACGTGAATGGAATACTTTCAAGGAACCATTTAGGATACAACATTGTATCCCTGCATTTACTTTGCTTGACGTTTTAGAATTGTTACCGAAAGAAATAAAAACAGGTACAAATAATTATTGGCTTGTAATGTCCCATGATAGCGAAAAATGGTATATATGCTACTCGGAGTTTGACTACTATAAAGAATTTAGGTCTCATTCATTAATTGATGCGGCATACGATATGTTGTGTTGGTGCATTGAAGAAGAGTATGTTAAAGTTGGAGAGGATGAATAACTATGAATGATTTGACAAAAATATTATTTTCAGTAGTTCTTATAATGCTATTTCATCCAAATGGGATTGACTATAGCATACAATTGGGATAAAGAATCTATGAGGAATAAGAGGCTGGAAAAGATTGTAACAAGATTTGGTGCTCTTACAATGGGTGCGATTGGCATCTCTGTACTTATTTGGTTGATAACATTTATATGGAGTCATTAATTTATTGGAGGAAAACTATGACCGAAGAATTTGTAACATTAGAAACAGCGAAACTGCTGAAAGAGAAAGGATTCAAGGAAGATGTATTTACTTTTTATGAAGTAGATTGCGTAGAAGGTGATATGATACTGTCTGAAACTTACGATGAATCCGAGAATTTCAATGAAAAAAATGATTGTCTTTCTGCACCTACACAATCTCTAGCCCAGAAGTGGCTACGTGAAACCAAAAACATTCATATATGCGTATATAACTGTGCTTGTGGCTATGGATACGAAATATCTAAAGCTGACAATGGAACTCATATAACTAGTTCTGTTTATGAAGGACCTAATGATGGTGGTAAATGGGATATTTACGAAGAAGCACTTGAAGCAGGATTACAGGAAGCATTAAAACTTATATGATTATGGAAACAGCAGAAGTAATATTTAAATTTATCATTGTCTCATTAAATGCTTATGCTTTGATGTTTACCTTAATCTTGGTAAGTAAGTGGCACAGACGCATGGAAGACAAGCTGGATAAGATAGAAGGATATGTCCGACATGTATCAGATCGTAACGATATTGTTTACATTAACCAGCTTTCGGAATTGCAAAGACTGTTGATAAAAGAAGAACGGTATGAGGAAGCCGATAATATTGGAAAAATAAATAAGGATGAAGAAATTAAATTGGGACTAAGGGAATGAAGAATATTAATTTGAACGAACTACGAGATCGTGCTTATAAGACAGCTTGCGAGCACGGTTTCCACGATAAGGAACTGAGTAATGAACACTGCTTTTGCCTTATCATCAGCGAGCTTATGGAAGCAGTGGAAGCGGACCGAAAAGGGAAACATGCTGACAGGGAATCTTTTAAATCTTCTTATGAGGATGAAGAACCGCACGATGATGTCAATTTCAAGTATTGTTTTGAAAAATATATCAAAGGAACGGTGGAGGAAGAATTAGCTGATGTTGTGATACGCTGTCTTGACCTTGCTGGGCTGCGCGGCTGGGATTTGCAAGATACGTTGGATAATGTGGATGAACTCAATGACGTTTCAGACTTTTTCCAAGAACACACATTTGCAGAGATAGTTTTTGATATTTGCACCGGAACAATTATATCCGAATCTACAAGGTCGGTTAAAGGAGTGATTCTTGATGTATGGCAATACTGTCTTTGGAAAGGAATAGATATTGAGTGGTTCATTGAGCAGAAGATGCGATATAATGAATTAAGACCTATGTTGAACGGAAAAAGATATTGATTATGCCACTGTTTATTTGTAGCAAATGTGGTTGTGTTGAGAATACAGCCACATCGGATTATTGGCCTGTTGTACATAAAATCTTTCCCATAGAGTATGATGCAAGCATAAAGGAGTTTGAAGGAAAACCATTGTGCTCGGAGTGTGGGAGATTGATATTTGACAGTAAAGGGGAAAATCCGCGTATGATACCGGGGAAGTGGCATGGGAAATTTCCCAAAAGACAAGCCACTGATTCTGAAAAGAGAATGGTAGATAGGAATGGCAGGTTTTAAAAAGAGAAAGGGATGCCTGCAACATCCCTTGAAAGCTACATCAACGAGCTTAAATCATTGATTGACGATGTATATCGGAAAGCGAAAAGTGGAAAAAAGAAAGTTAATCCTGTGAATGAGCTTAAACTTGAATTTTAGCAATGAATTTAGGGTACTTTTAGGGTACATGAATTAAATGGTATGTTTTTTGTTTTATTCATATTTTCCGTAACTTTGAATTGTAATGATCCCGTGTAAAGGAGCGCGGTACGTTCTTCGGACGAAAAGACTTTTATGAAAAAGAAACTTGTAATAAATAGAGAAAAATTTTGCCACTATTATATAGAAACGGGTAACGCATCAGAGGCGTATCGGAAAGCTTATCCGTGCAGTGTGAATTGGAAGGACGGAACTGTGCGCAAACGTGCGTTTGACCTTCTCAAAAATTCAGATGTGGCCTCCCGGTTGAATGAGCTTCAGGTTGAGGCTTGCGAGAGGTTTGATATGAAGAAGGATGATGTGCTTCGCTTTCTTGCAAGCGTGGTGAATGTTGATCCGATAGATCTGCTGTCCTCTGGTAAAGATACATATATGGTAAAGTCTGTTGAGAATATTCCGAAATCCGTCCGTCTATGCATACAGTCAATTAAGAACACTCAATATGGAGTGGAGATACGGCTATACAGCAAGATAGCCGCCATTACACAGATAAGCAAGATGCTTGGATGGGATGCTCCGGTAAAAAGTGATGTCAGTACTAATGTGCGCATGATAATTGGGGACGAGTGATGATAGAGATGGTATTCTCACATAAGTTGTTCAATCCTCTGTTTTGGCATATCCGTAAGGCTATGCATGACAAGAATATCAGGTACATTATAAACAGAGGTGGTTCTTCATCGGGAAAATCTGTATCTACGACACAGGCTGTGTTGTTGTCTGTATTTTCTTGCGAAGGTTCGGCTCTTGTTGTAAGAAAAGTGGGAGCTAGTCTGAGGAATACAGTGTATGAAGAGTTTAAGACCCAACTAAAGGCTCTTCAACTGAGTCAGTTCTTTGTGCTTAAGGAAAATAATATAACTTGTGTAAATGGTTGTAAAATTGACTTTACAGGGCTTGATGATCCTGAAAAAATAAAGTCTATCACTGGATATCGTTGGATAGTGATGGAAGAAGCAACCGAGTTCGAATATGAAGATTTTACTCAGATACGTTTCCGTCTTAGAGGTAAGGAAGGGTTGCAGATAATATGCAATTTTAATCCTGTATCTGAGGATTCATGGATTAAAACGAAAATTCTTGATACTTATGAATGGGACGATCTTCCAAATGAACTATATGGCGAAGTGAAAAATCCTCTTACTAAAAGTTCTTTGCCAAAGGCATACAGCACAATATTAGGGAAACGGGGTTGCAAACCTAGAATGATCGCCAATGAACGTACAGGAAAGCTGGAAAAGTACCCATCGGATACAATAGAACTGCATTCGTCTTATAAAAATAATTTTTGGGTGGTTGGTTCTCCGGACGGTAAATATGGATATTATGACAGGCAGACAATATCCAATTATCAATGGTACAAGGAACATGATTACAACTATTACCGGGTATATGCGCTGGGTGAATGGGGTAGTATTAAGACGGGGGGTGAGTTTCTATATGCTTTCGATTCTAATAGGCATATTAAAACAACACGATATATCAAGGGACTTCCTGTGCATATTTCTATTGATAACAATGTTCTTCCCTATATTTCGATTTGTTTTTATCAAGTGGACGGAAGTCATATAAGGCAGTTTAATGAGATATGTGCCGGTGATCCCTTTAACACAGTAACGCATGCATCTCGGATGGCTGTTGATTATCTGCGGTCAATCAGATACAATGATATGCTGTATTTATATGGTGACGCTTCAACAAGGAATGGGAATACTATAGATGATGAAAAGAGGTCATTCCTTGACAAGTTCGTAGAAGGGCTGGAAGGTACTTACCATGTCGAAGAAAGGATACCATATTCTAATCCGTCCGTGCCCATGTCTGGTGAGTTTGTCAATTACATGCTTGATGGTGGTTCCGGAATGTGTTTTTCAGTAGATGACGGATGTAAGAATTCAGTTGTTGATTATAATAATGCCAAGAAGGATGTTAACGGTGGAATGTTGAAGACGAGAGTTAAGGATAAGGTTACGGGGCAGTCTTATGAGAAGTACGGGCACATTTGCGACTGCTTACGTTATATTACCGTATGGGTGTTTAAGGATGAATATACTCGTTTCTCCTTAAAAAGAAAACGAAGTAAAATTAAGCAGGAAAATAAAGATATGAGATATTATGATATATCTAAAAATATTCAGGGGACAAGACTTGTATATGTTCTTCCCGAATATGCCGGAAAGTTTATTATGGTTTCATGTTATGTAAATGAGCGAATATATATCGATAATGTGACATATATAAGTTCATTTGATGAAAATGTTCTTCTGTCATTTTTAGAAGGGATATCTCCTGCGGAGATCTTGTTTGAAAGTGAAAAAAATTATTTTCCTATAGCACGGGGCTTAAGGGATAGATATGATGTCAGAATCATACATAAAAATATGGGAGCAGACGCTAGGATATCTGCTTTTTTGGATTTTATCAAAAATAATGTGATGTTCCGTTCAGACTATGACAAGATACCGCAATACAATGAGTTTATGGATGGAGTATTGGACTATAATGGTTCAGATGATTGCGCTGCAATTTATTCTGTAGCAGCACTGTCTTATTACGTATCGAAAAAATATAATATATAATTGGTATATTTTTAAGATATATCAAAACTTTGGCAAAAAAATATCGGATGTTGTACAAAAAATGTTGGTCTTTTTTTAATATGGGTATTTTTAGGGTATATAAATTGGAAGTTTATTATTTTAATTTATATTAAACGAAAATAATATTTGAATTACTTGTTAATTAATAAATTAATTTGTTCCTTTGTAACAGGCAATTGCCTTCATGGTGTGAAGTTGCACCATACCCACTTTTAGAACGTGATCACTGTGGAGGCAATTGCTGTATTATAACGGCGGTTGCCTTTATTGTTGTATATGAGACACTGGTTTAAGATACCTTCTTTAAAGAAGTCAAATAAGGATATGTATGATGAAGCCACCTATCATGGTAAGGATGATGGGGGTAATTTTATTTATGTACCTAAATGGGTAGAGAGCCTGTTTCCTGGCAATAAAGGAAATATAGATTACGATATGTCTACTGTTGAGGGGAAAGCAAGAGCCTTGCATGAATGTTGGCCGTTTGCAATGGTTCTAGATCATTGCGGAAGAATGATTCAGAACGGAAGATATTACGTGACAGATATGAACGGGAATGAAAAGAGGAGTTTTAAAGATATTGTGACTCTCTTAAATCGTCCAAATATAATACAGAGTGGGCGTTCCTTTATAAAACAGGTTGAGATATCCTTAAAATGTTTCGGATTTTGCCCTATTTATACATTGAGAGCTTTAAAATCCGACCTGCCTAAATCCATGATGGTAATACCTCCCGAATTATTTTATATGGAATCATTCGGTAAAGACCCATTTACTCAGACAGAACTTTCTTCAATTGCTAAAAGGGTATATATACGTTGGGGAGATGTAAATATAGAGCTTGGGGATGAGGAATATTTTGTCATATACGATTCAATAATGGATATTCCAAGCAATAATGGAGGGAAAATTGCCTTCCATTCCCCTGTAGACGCATTATCTTCGCATACGCGAAACTATATGGCTCAACTGATAGGGAGAGGAAATCTTATAGTTAATGGAGGTCCAAAAGGGATATTGTACGGGAATGATACGACTGATGTAGGGAATGCCGCCATTACTCCGTCTGAATCCCAAAAATTGCAGAATGATTTTAAAAGGAAATATGGCATAGTGCATAAGTTGTATGAAATCATGGTGACTCCTAAGAAACTGGGATGGATTACATTAGGATCAAATACGGAACAATTGAAGCTTCATGAGGAAGATAAGGCGTGTTTGGAGGCGATAGCTCAGACCATAGGTTTTGACGCCAATCTGATTATACAAGGAAGTACTTATGATAACTCTTCTCAGGCAAAGAAAGCGGCATATCAGGATCTTATTATTCCTGACAGTGAATGTATAACAGAGGCTTTGACTAATGCTATATGTAAGGACAGAGCAATAATCAAAATGGACTTTACTCATGTCGCTTGTCTTCAAAAGGACATGAAAGAGTTGGCGGATGCCTTGTCTACAGCCTCTAATGCTATAGCTTCATTGTATAACAACCGGCTGATTACTTTTGAGGAGGCAAGAACTGAGATGTCTAATTTTACAGATATTGATCCGGATAACCCAAAAGGGGAATTTAAAATAGAAATAAATAATGATGGAGACAAGCAAATACAAGGACAGGCTGGGGAAGCAGTATAAATCCTTATCTTTTTATGCAAAGGAGATACAATATGATTCTGGCAGCAGAACTATCAGTGGTTATGCCGCAATTTTCAATAACATTGATAAGTTCGGTGATATGCTCTTGAAAGGATGTTTCTCAAAAAGTATACAGGAGAGAGGTCCGGAAAGTTCTGCTAATGATAAGATTATCATGTTGTGGATGCATGACATGCATGAACCTATAGGACGCATTACGCTTCTGCAAGAAGATGAGAAAGGGCTTTACTTTGAAGCGTCTATTGATGATGTGGAAAGAGGGAATCAAGCGTTGAAACAGCTTGAAAGTGGAACTTTGAACCAGTTCTCTATAGGTTATAGTTATGTATGGGAAAAATGTGAATATGATAGGGAACGTGACTGTTTGGTTGTAAAGGAAGTCATTCTATATGAGATATCCGTAGTGTCTATAGGATGTAACGGGGAAACTGAATATCTTGGTCTGAAATCGGCAGAAGAATATGAAAGTGCGTTGGAATCACTTCCGGTTGAAATAAGTGATGTATGTAAAGGACTTCCAATAAGGAAGAGAGAGGAAGTTCAAACGTTAATAAGAAAAGCGATGTCACTCGCTCGATACAAGCCGGCAGGCAAGCCACTTGATGAAGAGGGAGCCGATAAAAAAATAAAAATATTTACAAAACCTTTAAAACTTAAAGAAGTATGAAATTTGACTTTTTAAGCAAAATTGATTTGTCGGGAATGGATGAGGTTTCCGTGAAGTCATTACAGGCGTTGCAGGACGCAATAAACGCTACTGTAGGTGATTTCATGAACGATACTATCGACAAAAAAACTTTTGAGGATAAATTAAATGAGGTTACTCAAAAGATAGACTCCGAAAAGGAATTGGAAACAGTGCGTAAGGAACTTGGTGAGATGAAAGAGATAATTGTTCGCATGAAGGGTGCAATGCATAAGAATGAAGATGGGGAAACGGTTTTCAAATCTGTAGACCAGCAGATTGAAGAGCAATTGAAGGATTTCATTACTGTAGGCAAACATGGAGAGAAATCCGTGGACTTGAAAACAGCTTGTAAGCAGTCTCCTGGATTCAAGAAAAGCCTTACACTTGTTATGAGCAAAAAGGATGTTGAGCCCTTGAAGAGTACAGGTGTGGCACCACATTATAACATGACAATTGATAGTCAGTTATCTGTTGATCCGCGTTCTCAGACTGTAATCCGTAAATTTGCCAATGTGGCAGCAATATCTACACGATCATTAACTTATGCGGAGTTCAATCCGGGTGAAGAAGAAGCCGAATGGGTTCCAGAAGGCGGTCTTAAGCCTATGATGAGCGGTACATTGTCAGAAGTTACTATCAATGCTGGCAAAGTGGCTCTTGGCACAAAAGTAACCGAAGAAACATTATCTGATTTGCCTCAGTTGGTTGCGGAGGTTAGGGCTGAGATTATCAATCGTATTGGTTTGAAAGAAGAAGAAGGTATTCTGTCTGGTACTGGTTCTGGTGGTCAGATTAAAGGGATTGGGAGTGATATACCTACATTCTCCTTGACAACTCTGAAAGTAGATAAGCCCAACACTTATGATGTTATTGTTGGTATGTATACACAGATTGTGTCAATGTCCAATATGGCTTATCGCCCAAACCTTGTGCTCATGCATCCTCTTGACTATGCACAAATGCAGTTGACTAAGGATGTTAATGGGCAATATCTTCGTCCTTTCCGTATTGGTGATGAACTGATTCAAGGTCTGAGAGTGGAAACCAGCACTGCGATCAAACAAGGTGATATTTGGGTTGGAGATTTTAACTATCTTAACATCCGTGATGTATGGGTCCTTACCATTACACTTGGGTGGGAAAATGATGATTTCACTAAAAATATGGTGACTATCCTTGGTGAGAAACGATTGATGGTTTATATCAAAAAACAATATAAAACAGCTTTTGTCAAGGATAAGATTTCAACCGTTATTGAAGCTATAACCCCCGTCGCTGTCGGCGGATAAATTTATATATGCTATGAAGGTAAATTTGACTAAAACTTATGAGGTTGAGTTCGCAAAGGACGGAGCTTCTTATAAAAAAGGTGATAAGGTAAGTGTTAATATGTTACTTGCAGCTAAGTTCTTCCAAGATGGGCGTGTTGCCACCGTTCCTACGGAATTGATAGAGGACGCTAAGAAAATCGGTGCTGAAGACTTGTTCAATAAAAAGAAGAACCTCAAAGATATTGTGTAATGTTAGTGGATTATACTTTTTTTCAAGGAGGTATTCTTGATATTGAGGGTGCTGTATTGAATATGCATACTCCCTCTGAGACTAATAAGGCGATAGTTGACAGCCTTCAAGGCTTTGTAATGCAATATGAGTCGGAATATCTGGGAAAACTCCTTGGAGAGAAGTTGTATGAGGAATTCTCATCATATATTGCCAACGAAGGGAAAACGAAGGAAAAAAGATGGGATGATCTTATAGCGCGTCTTGTCGTGAGATATAGTGATGGTGATAGTGAGGTTTCCAAATCCCCTATTGCCAACTATATATATTTTCATTATTTGAGACATAATCATGCACAGGCAACTATTACAGGTGTGAAGGCTGACGAAGATGACGGCCGTCTTGTAAGTCCAGAAAGGAAAATGATATTCGCATGGAATGACATGGTAAGAATGAATATCAGACTTGTGAGGTGGCTTAAATCAAATAAAGCGGACTATCCGGATATCGCCACCGATTTCGAATTGTTGGAAACAATTAATTCTCTTGGAATATGATAATTGATATAATATCAGATGTATGTGCTTCCTTGTCAAAAAGAATGGATCAACAGATAAATTACATATATGGTGACAGTTCTTATATAAGGGAAACACTTCTTCTTCTTGGGAAAAGCAGGGTGACAGCATTGGGAAAATTCCCAATGATAGGGCTGTATGTTCCCTTAGACGAGGAAAGGGATAGTGAGGATTATTTTTGTAAGGCATCTGTAAACATAATAATCGCTACCAATACATTGGAAAAGTATACAAATGAACAACGTCGTGAGATTTCTTTTGAAGGTATTCTTCGACCTTTGTATTACGGATTCATAGAAGAGTTAAAAAAATGTGATAAATTTGATTTCGGTTACTCCGGTATTGTAAGCCATACATATTCAGAAAATTATAGTTTTGGAAGACGTGGTGCTGTTGATGTTGACGGTAAGGAAGTTGGCGAAAAGATAGATGCTATTGAAATAAAGAATTTGGATTTAACAGTTAAAAATCAGAATTGTTATGCGAACAGATATTAGAGAGTGCGGCAGCACGTCCGGATTTAATACTGGAATGAATTACTGCCCCCTGCAACCGGACAAGGTAGCAGGTGTTATATTGGTCATTCATGGCAAAAAACTACCAAAGGAACTGACTGCTGATGCTTTGGAAGAGGCTTGCCATGCTGATTATCCGGACAGAATTTATCCTATTACAGGATTTTCGGAATATGCGGTAAGCGGTGGTGAACCCAATACATCGGAAAATGGTTATGCCGGTTCGGAAATAACGGGCTATTCGGCAAGGACGGATACATTCACGTTGCGTAAGTTTAATCTAGCTTTACAAGCTAATCTTGTAGCCAACAAGGATACATTGTTTGATATGTATGTTTTTGACAAGAATAATGTTATCTACGGAGAGGATGACGGAACAGACGAGCTTGCAGGATTCGATTTGTCAGGGGTTTACCCTACAGGGCAGACTTATGACTCAAGCGGACAAAAGGCTTATCTTGCGTTTAATGCAATGTATTCCGATACGGAGAAGATGATGAAAAACATGTCTGTAAAACAATCGGGTGTAAATTTGGAAAATGTTCTCAAGGGATTGAATTATGTTGAATTTGTGAAAATGACATCTCCTGAGAATACATATAAACTCGTGGATCACTATGACCGCACAGACCTTACTGCATATTATGGCGCTGTATTGTCTGAGAAGGCTTCAACAGTCGTTTCTGGTGCGTCAGCACTGGAATACAGTAACGGTGTGCTTACAGCGACAGGAGGTGTACCGGTGCTTAAATCTCCTTCTATTTTACAGGCTAATGGGGTCATTGGGATTGAACAATGGGTACAATGAGAATTAATGGAGTCACATTTATAGAGTCCGAGGTGGCCAAACTTTCATTGGATGAGTTTGTCGCTCAGAATATAGATGTATTCTGGAAGGACATTTCTAGAGAAAGGCGGAAATCAAGGCTGGTTTCCGTATATAATAGAATTATCAATAACAGTAATTTAGGAGGCGGGGGAGATTGATCCCCCGTTTTTGCTATGACATTGGAGGAATACGCGAGATGTTGGAAGAAATTGGCTGATGGCATTCAGCCAATGATAAGGGATAAGATGGAAAAGGATGCTCCTCAGTTTGAGGAATATGTACGAGAACAGCTATATAGTGGTGTTGATGGAGATGAAAATCCTTTGATCCCTGGATATACTGAGGACCCATACTTTAAAAAAACTTATGGAGAGCATTGGAAGAAAAACGCCGAACGCTATAAAAATTGGAAGACAAAGATACAGAAACCGAAACCTTCATATCTGGGTTTTTCTGCAAGAGGGAACAATACTCCAAACCTTATCATACGTGGAGATTTTTATAGTTCCATCACGGCAATACCAATATCAAATGGTATAAGGATTGCCAGCTATGGCGTTTCTTTTGGTTCTGATATTGAGAAGAAATATGGCTATAAAATTTTCAAGGTAAGCTCCAAAGCAAGGAGGCATTATGTTACGTACAGGCTTATGCCCTCTATTGAGAAATTTATAAGGAGGTGCGAACTATGAAAAACTGTTTGTGCCAAGGAAATAAGTCAATGAGGGAGATGGAACATATGCGTTCAATCGCAGAGAAGGCTGCTGTTATGGATGAATGTGTTTATATATTATACAAGGTTGGAGATGTGTATAAATTCTGTCGTGAAGGTGAAAACTGGTCAGGCGAGTTTATTGAATTCATATTTCCGTGAAATGATAGCGGACATCCGGAAGGATTACCGCTATCTATGTAAAGGACGGATCTACAAAAGATCGTTTTCTCCTTTTTCAATATTGGCTCTTATTTGCCTTAGAAGCAAGAATGATCCTTCCATCTTGTAATTTCCTAAATTTTGTTTCGCCTGCATGATGCAGCTTTCGATAGTGAGGACTAAATCTGGAGTGAACGCAGATTTGTTAATTTGCATTGTTTTGGGAAGTTGGTTAGCATGATCATTAAACCATGCAATCATTTCATTCAATTCTTCCTCTGTGTAACTTTGTTTTTTTTCAGCCATATTATATTCCCATGATTAATGATGCTTATATCTAAAAACAGTTCGTTTGTTACAAATGTTTTGTGCAAAAAAAGACATTTATTTTTTAATTGAAAAACAAAACTATCAATTATGTTATAATTTAGATTTTGTCTAAATTGTGAATGTGATATTTAATAATTGCGTTACTATATATTACTATGCGTTACTTAGTATTACTATTAATTGATATTGTCTTTTGTTTAATATTCATACCATTGTATAAGATAAAAACATCATTTACCTTTGTATCTGTAACAAGTGCAAAGCGTTACTTGATGTTGATTAAATATTCTCCTATTGGAGTTTATATATGACTGTTCCGTAGTAGCTTGCACCTATTACGGAACTTTCTTTTTATACGATTCCAAGCGTGGATAGTATAAGGGAGGAAAGCAGGAGTGAATAATGGCACAATGAGGTTCGATTCCCCACCTGCTACAATCAGTCAAAATAAATCCCCGAAGGCGGAAGTGACTGAGCCGCCAACGGGGAACAATATTAATCTTATATCGCAAAGATATGGAAAATTTTAATAAGTTAGTACCTATTGATGGGGAAAATGGCGAAAAAAGAACAATAAGTTCACTGCAAATTGCAGAAATTACAGGTAAGGCATATTGTGGCGTGTTGAAAGTCATTAGAAAGATGGATATTATGTGTGTGAAAATAACAATGAAAAATATATTTTCATTATTTGTTTGTTTGAAAAAATGTTGTACCTTTGCAGTGCTACAACTTACTATTAAATATGCCAATGGGATTTTTTATGCCCGTAAGGAAACTTATATATTGAAATATAGGCAGACAATATCCGTGTATCATCGCCCAATGGCAATGGTAGGTTGTAGCAAACTAGGATATTTGTCTGCTTTTTTATTTAATAACAAATAATTTCATTTCATGCTACAACCAAATGAAATCTATTTGAACGGGAATAATAGTACCGTACAGATTGCGTCAGCTCACGAAACGAGCGAAGTTATGGTTTATGAACATCCTTTATTCGGAAAGGTTCGTATGTTTGTTGAAAACGGTAAAAGTTGGTTTTGTGCAACAGATATTGCCACCTCTTTGCAGTATGCAAATCCAAGAAAAGCTATCATAGACCATTGTAAATCACAGGGCGTAACGCTACGTGACACCCCTACAAATAGCGGTATTCAACAAATGAAGTTTATCAGTGAAGGTAACATCTACCGTTTGACCGCTAAAAGCCAAATGCCAAGGGCGGATGAATTTGAAAATTGGATTTTTGACGAAATCGTCCCATCGGTAGTAAACACCGGCAGCTACTCCGTACAACCTCAAACTCCTAAAACCTATCTTGAAGCCTTGGAAGCTTTGGTAGCTTCTGAAAAGGAGAAAGAACGGCTGCGCATTGAATCGGAGCAACAGAAAAAGCAAATCGAACAGAAAGATGCTAAGATAGCAAAGATACAGCCCAGAGCGGACTTCGCTGACAAAGCCTTTGCGATGGAAGGCAAATGTGATATAGGACAGGCTGCCAAGATACTCGGCTTGCCTTTCGGACGAAACACCTTATTCAAGAAACTGCGTGAAGCAGGAGTATTTTTTGCTAACAGGAATGAGCCGAAACAGAAATATATTGATGCAGGCTACTTTGAGATGAAAGAAAGGCCTATCCCAAGAGAGAATCATCCGGGCTTTGTCGTGATGGTTGTGCTATGCACACAGAAAGGGCTTGCATACATCAATCACCTGTTTGGTGGCAAACGTTCTGATAGAAAATTGATGAAGATAGCCTAATTTAAATTTTACATATTAATCAAGTCTTTCCCACCTTATCTTACGAGGTGGGCAGACTATTTACATCCGTTAACGTTGCGATTCGCAACATAACCCGAAAAGACTATGAAAACAATAGATAAACTTGAAATTATACTTCAAAAAATGAAAGAACAAAATAATAGACTTGAACAGATATACGGCAAACATCTCAAACTGATTGTATGCACTGGGAAAAGAAGTGAGAAGGTGAAATTTAAACATAAAGATTGAAACGCTATGTTTGTAATTTATTTAGACAATATTCTAAATTGCAAACAAATATGCCATAATTCTTTGAATTGTCTTTTAATGTATATTACTTTGTAAAAAATAACTAATTAAAAACTATAGATAATGTCTGCTATTTTAATGATTGGAGTGATAGCAATAATAGTAATTGTTGCACTCAATATGGGAAAAGGAACTAAAGCTGAAGATGGGGATTTTGTATTGAGAGCTATTGCAGGGGATAATGATGTCGCTCTTGTTTTAGAAAAAATAAAAAGTGAACAAAAGGGAAAAGTAATAATACCTAAAGGGGTTACGACTATTGGTTATGAGGTTTTTAAAGGAATGATTTATATTACTGATGTTACTATCCATGAAAAAGTAAAAATAATAGGTCAAAGAAGTTTTAAAGATTGTTTGGGCCTTGATTTTTTATATACAGGAGAAGGAACGGAAAGGATTGGAGATGAATCTTTTGAAGGATGCTTAAATTTAAAAGTTATTACTATTGGTCCTAGAACCAAAAATATAGATCCTAATGCTTTTAAAAATTGTTCCAATATAGCAAAAATAAATATAGAATGTTTGACTCCTCCAGATATTTTTGAAAATTGCTTTGATGAAGATGTGAAAAAGAATTGTATCTTATATGTACCTAAAGGTTGTTTGGAAATATATTCAAGGGCAATAGGATGGAGTAAATTTAATAACATTCAAGAAAACGAATGATAAAAAATGAGGTTGTATCAAATGCTGACACAACCTCATTTTTTATTTCCTTATCTTCATAATATCAATAAAATCACTATCTTTGCTCTTAGAAGGTGCATGAAGTCATGCATCACCCAAAACTTACGAAAAGACTATGGCTGGAGCAGAATTTAAAATTACTGATGCGATTGATCCTAACATCGTTAAGAAGTTGAATGAGATAAGGATTAATATTCAAACCACATCTTCCGAATATGCGAATTTCACAAAACAATTAAGTGATGGTATAAATTTTAAGCCGGGTAATCTAAAAGAATACCAGTCTAAGGTTGACAGTTATAATGCTACAATAACCAAATTATATGCTTCTCAAAATAGATTGTCTGAATTACAGACTAGTCAATTAAAGTTATTGACTGATATTTCCCGTAAGATAGAGCTTCTTACCAAACCATTGAATACATTGGCAGATAAGATAACGGAAGTGAAAATAAATCTGAGAGGCGCTTCCGAAGACTTGAAAAACGTGTCACAGGATGCGGAAACTGCTTCTGTTTCATTCCAAGAGGCATCCAAGAAAATATCCATGACTGCTGCTGATTTTGATTCAATCCGTCAGACGGTAAAGGCTTTTGATGCACAAGCCGCCGAATTGAACAGTAGATTAAGTGATAACAAAGAAACAATTTCAGCCTTAAGAACATCTCTGAGGGAATTATCGAAGGAGTATAAGACAGGTTCTATCAGCGAAGAGGAGTACAAGTCCAAAAGAGATGCTACGGTGTCCCAGTTACGCACGCTGACAGAGCAGAATAAACAGTATTCGGCGATATTGAGAAATCATACACAGGTAGCGATTGCCACAACAGGAAGCTATAACGAGATGAAGGCTTCAATGCTTCAACTGGAAAAAGAATATTATAACCTTTCACAAGCTGCACGTGAGGGGGCAAAAGGTATGGATATCTTGAACAGTATCGGTAAGCTGAATCAGCAACTAAAGGATATAGATGCACAGATGGGCAATTACCAACGTAATGTGGGTAATTATGCTTCGGGTTGGAATGGGCTTAATGTTTCCATACAACAGATTGCGAGAGAACTTCCAGCTTTGTCTGTTAGTGCCAATACTTTCTTTCTTGCCATATCCAATAACCTTCCTATGTTTGTTGATGAGTTAAAGAAAGCAAGGGTGGAATATGAACTTCTTAAGAAATCGGGGCAGACTGCTACACCTGTATTTAAACAAGTATTAGGCTCCCTTCTTAGTTGGCAGACAGCTTTAGTTGTTGGGATAACTCTTTTATCGAGTTATGGAAGTGAGATAACCAAATGGGTGGGTAGCCTGTTTGATGCAAGAAAAGAAATTGATTATTTAAAACAGTTTCAGGAGGATTTGAATAAAGCTCAAAAAGAAGGTGTAAAAAATTCCCAAGATGAAGCTGTTAAATTGGATATATTATATAGGGCGGCTGTCAATTTGAATAAACCTATGGGAGAACGAAAAAAAGCCGTTGAGGAACTGAAAAAGCAATATCCTTCATATTTTAAAAACATAAGTGATGAAAATATTCTTGCAGGTAAAGCGGCTGATAGTTATCAAAGGTTATCTAATGCCATATTAGCTTCGGCTAAAGCTAGAGCTGTGCAAGATCGTCTTGTGGAACAGGCTAAGCAAAAATTAGAATTGGAAGATCAATTGGCAGAAAAAGAAGAAAAACGTACGAAACTTGAATCTGCTAGAGACCAGATGAAAGCACAATATGAATCCAGTCAAGGGGCAGCTATGGATACAGCTAGAGATATGTATGGGAAATTAAACGAGCAGGTTGAAGATTTGGATGAAGAAATAGGTTCTATATTAAATCAGATATATCGGATAGATAAAGCTAGTAAAGATATAGCAAATTCTATTGATATTGAAGATGTTACATTTGATCCTCATTCTGTTGATAAAGCCGCAAATGATCTAGCACAATATATAGAGAATCTTAGGAATAAAATGGCTGACTTGTCCGTTTCTCTTATAGAGGATGAGCACCAGCGTAATCTTGCTGCCATAGAGAAAGAATATAAAGACCAGATAGCAGTTATAAAGGGATATTCTGAGGAAGAAAACAAACTCCGGGAAATGTTGGTTCAAGAGAGAAAGCAGAAGGTAGCGAAAGAGAATGAGGAATATGCTAAGAAGTTGGCAGAGGCCGAAGAAAAAAGGATCGAGGAAAAGAAAAAGTATACCGATGAGATGCTAAGACTGGAAGAAGAACAATCATCTCTCCGTATAGCAGCTACAAGTACTGGATATAAGGAGCTTGAAAACATTATAACACAAAATTATTCAAAAGGGCTGATGTCGCGAAAAGAATATGATGAAGCCATGCGTGAATTGGAGAAGCAAGCCGCAAACGAGCAATTGCAGATACAGATAGATGCTACTGAAAAAATGATCGAGATAGCGGAAGCATCGGGCGTGGTAAGCAAGCAACAGATTGAAATGCTGAGAGAATCCATAAAGGCAATGGAAGCAGAGATAGGTTCCATAAATGCGGATGATCAGGTGAAAAAAGCGGAAGAGCAACAGGATATTACACGAAGGAATTTTGAAGCGTTGAAAGGTTATTCTTCTGCATTGAAAGATCTTGCATCGGATATCGATAGTCCGTTTGCCGGTATATTTGACGGGATGGATAAGGGATTCAGTATTATGTCTGATAAGATATCGGGTGTTTGGAAAGAACTTACAGACGGTGAGAAGATGGAAAGAACCACCGAGATGTGGGCTTCTATGGTTAGTGGAATTGGTGAAATGATATCATCCATTTATGATCGCCAGATTGAGGCTGTTGAGGCTGAACAGGAAGCGAATGAGAAAGCTGGTGAAGAGGAAATTTCCCGTATAGAGGCTTTAGAAGAAAAAGGGGCTATAACAACAGAAGAAGCCGAAGTGCGTAAACGTGCGGCGGAAGATAAAACGGCACAAAAGAATGCCGAATTGGAGAAGAAAAAAGCTGCATTAAGAACAAAACAAGCAAAGTTTGAGAAAGCTACCAGTATAGCTGAAGCGGCTATACAGATAGCAGGTGGTATTTTGCAGACGATAAAACAATTGGGTTTCCCTGCTGCAATACCTATGATAGCTGCTCTAGGTGCTATGGGGGCGATACAGCTTGCTACTATTATAGCGACTCCTATTCCAAAATACGCCAAGGGTACTGATTCGCATAAAGGCGGATTGGCTGTAGTGGGTGATGGTGGCGTTTCCGAAACGATCGTTACAGATAAAGGGGCGTATATTACTCCGTCTGTCCCTACTTTGGTTGACATCCCTAAAGGTGCGAAGGTTATACCTTATGCTGTGGATATGGACAGGATAAAGGCTCATGCAAATGATTTTGATGGTCTTATGGCATATAGAAGCGAAAACAATCTTCCTCCTGTATCAATAGTTAATGATTATAGCGAACTGGAGAAAAAGATAGGGCATCTGGAGAAATCACAGCAGATAGGATTTGCAAAATTAGCCAAGGCGATAAGAGAAAACAATTATCAGCAATTTTCAAAAAGTATATGATTATGAGGTATACAAGTGACATATATGAACTTCCCTTGTCCGTTTTTATAGAGATCTATACCAATGATAGCAATACTATCGAATTTGACAGTGAGGACAAAGGGGCCGCATCGGCAAAAATTATCAATGACTATATAGAAATTGTTGGGAGCAAACAGTTATCCTCTGAGATATTGAATTGTAATGAACGTATGAATCTCGCAATGACCGTGGAGTGCATGAAGGCATGTGAGAACATGATGAAGTTGAAAATGTATGATGAGGTGCGTGATATTCTGATGAAGATAGGTTATTCGTGCAAGAAAGGTGATGTAATGGTCATGAATGCTAGAATATCCGCGTTAAAATCCCGTGCACAATATGATTTGGACAAGATAAGTAAGGAAAAGAATGAGGAACCGAAGGAGAAGCCTACAAAACGAGGGTTTATAAATGAAGTTGTCGCTATTGGAAAATATAATAAGATGCATATCAATCTGAAAGAATGGACCGCCGGATCTTACGCCTGTCTTGTTAGGCAGACATGCGATGAAATCGATGAATTGAATCGTAAAAAGAAATAATTATGTATTATCGATGTGAGTTACTTATAAATGGTCTGAGGTACAGGGTTACTGATGATCTTGAGAATTGGGACGAGGTGAAGGCTAGTTTCAAGAGAAATGACTATGACGGTGTTATCCGTACTTTTTCTAACAAATTTTCTTTTGCTGGGGATGCTAGAATATTGCTGTTAAAACAATATGATGAAGATTATCTGAATGCTTCCGCTTCAATAATAATAAGTACAAGAAATAACAGTTGGTTGTATAATGAACGGTTTAGTTGCGCTCTCAATTTCTCTACATTGCAGGATAATGGTAGTATCTTACAGATAAATGCCGTGGATGATAGCGTGGCGTCCATGATAAAGGCTAAAAGGGGAACCCAATATGAATATCCTGTTGAAGAGGTGAAAAGTCCCATTCCTCTTGTTTATGACGGGCTTGAACTTTCAGAATCGGCAAAATGGATTCCTACAGGTGACATATACAATGGAGAAGTAGGGGAGATTCCGGATCAAGATAATTTTGTGTCAATGGATTTTGCTGAAAGGTGGCTTCCCATGTCATTATATACAGAGGCAACCGACATTAATATAGGCAATGCCACGGAGATATCGGATCAGTCATATATAAGTATTACGGAGTATTATCTAAATGATAATGGGACGGAGGTGTTGGATGAACGTAAAGATGATGGCACTCTGATATATGCCGTAAAAAGCATCAATTTGTCTGTTGATATTGATTTTAAATTTTGGATAAGCTATAATATCATATCGCCATGGGGCTGGACTAACGGGGTACGTTTCCGACTAGCTAAAATTGGCACGGATAAAAAGACATTGGAAACAATCAGTGAGGTATTCTATGAAACGTATTCCACCGGTCTTATAGAAAAAGAATATTCAGCACATCATGATATATTCTTAGCTAAAGGAGAGAAGCTTGTGCTCCTTTGCAAAGTGCAGTCAGGGAGGGAACAGTCTGGTCCTAACCTTGCTGCCCTTTATCCCGTGGATTCAAAAAGTCGTGTTACGATATCATGGAAAAACAGAATAAATCCTGTTGAGATGGATGTTGTAAATCCCGGCACGTTGCTCAACAGACTACTCAAAAGCATTAACGGGGGAAAAGACGGATTGACGGGGGTAATAGAAAGCATGGGTGACGGAAGGCTTGATAATTGTATGCTCTTGGCGGCTGAATCAGCTCGTAAGATTCCGGGAGCCAAAATATATACATCCTTCACCAAATTTGCAAGTTGGATGAGTTATGTGTTCGGATACGCTTATGACATATCCGGCAATACGATAACTTTCCGGCACAGAGGCAAATACTTCTCGGATGATGTTGTCAAAAAAATAGATGATTTATCCGATTACGAGATGAAGGTTAATTCCGCATTGGTGTATTCGCGCATACGGATAGGCTTTGACAAACAGGATTACGACACGGCTAATGGTAAGGATGAGTTTCGTTTTACGAATGAATATACCACAGGCGTGACCATGACGGACAATAGCCTTGAAATGATATCTCCATACCGTGCGGACGCATACGGCATAGAGTTCCTTGCTGACAAGATAGGTGAAGATACTACAGACAACGAAAGTGACACTGATTTATTTATGGTAGGGGTGAAATCTGATTCGTCTGGACTTAAGTATATATTGAACAGGGATTATCTTATGGGTGGCGTTCTCAGCCCTGACACAATGTTCAATGCCATGTTTTCTCCTTCTTCTATGGTTTTGGCCAATGAAGCATATATCGGTTCATCTGTTGAGATGCTTACTTTTGCGTCTTCAGATGGTAATAGTGATGTGGGTATTGATGGAATGGGGGAAAGCAGGGATATAATTCTTTCAAAAAGGATGTTTACTGTGGCGGAAGTAGAATTTGAAACTTCGGATGTAGAGCTTCCGGAAGATCTTACAGGAATTGTTGAATTTGAACATCAAGGCAAGGTTATACAGGGATATTATCAGCAGGCTGATTACAATTTCACAAAATCACAAAGTTCAAAGGTAACTTTGATTGTGAAAAATTCTAATTCTTTATAAAGATTCAATTTTTAATTATTACATTTGCAATGAAAGCTTGTGAAGTCGCAAGCTGCTAGAAACTAACGAAAAGACCATGATATCAATCGGAGATGTTTGCCCGTTATTCTTCAAACCGCTGAAATATAAATATTCAAATGCAGGATGTTTCAGACAAGTATTTTCCTTGTCAGACAACATTTTGCTGCAAATTTTCTGCGATAACGGTGAAATACCTTTGGCTTCTTTGAATGATAAGATTGGCAATATCTCCTCGTCAATAGCACTGCTCACTTATGATGTTAATGAAAGCGTTAAGATGTATTATGCCTCATTATCTCCTTCGGAGGGGATATATACAGTAACTATAGGCGATAAGGAATGTGAGGAATTCTGTGTGTGTGAGAATATAGGTGATTCTATATTGATTGAATATTCCCATAAGGATAATAATTCTGCATTTGATAATATATTCTGGATTGATGATGTTCAGCAGATGTTTCAGTTCAGAATAATAGGAGGATTCAAACCGGATGGGGTGGACTTAAAAGTTGAGAACGAACAGTTCGTGAACCAGAAGCAGGAGATAATAGAAATGTATTCTCTTCCTTATAAGACATTTGATTTTGTATTTGGGACAAGTCGTGGTGTTCCGTATTATATAGCGGAGTTCATAAATAAGTTACTTTGCCTTTCTCACGTTAACATAGACGGTAATTTGTATGTACGGGAAGGGGATTCTGTCCCGGAAAAGCTGGATACAATAGGTAAAAAACAGATGTTTATATATAAAGTGACTTTACGCCCTAGAGAAAACGATATTGCTGGGATCGGAGGCAAAACTGAGATCGCAACTTCTTCTTCAGGTATAGCATTTTTGCTAACTAATCCTGAAGAGGACGATGTGTTAAAATACAAGAAGGCGCAAGCTGCTTTTGTTAATGAAAATTATGTGTAATCATGGCTAGAAATCATCCTATAAAGATATTGTGGTACGGTTCGGAAACGGATGCAGAAGGAAATCCGATTATACCGAAAATATCCCCATCATTTGAAAAGCGATTGGAAGGGTTGAATGAGGGTGAGATATACATACATAATGATGATAAGAATCCTTCTATTTACATAAGGACCAATAAAGACCGGGTTGTTGCCATATCGGGAAGTGCAAATATAGAGGAACTTTCCAAATATTTTATCTCAAAGATAAATAACGACACGGCCAACGGTCTGATCACTTTTTTAAAAGGTCTTTTGATTGGTAAGAACGGTAGTGGAATCACTGTACTTGAGAACGGTATGTCACAGGCTGTTGTTGATTATCTGTATGTCAAGGTCAAAGCCGTTTTTGACGAGCTTGAAGTAAAGAAGAAGACGTATGTAGGTGGCGAGCAGGTGATTTCCCATGCAGGCATGAAATGCAACCGTGTGGATGAGTTGGATGATGTCTACCGTTGTTATTTCAAGGAAGAGGAAGACGGAATTGAGATAGAGAACCAGTTTACTCCGGGATCTCTCGCCATCGCACAGGAGTGCAATATCAAGACAGGCATTTCGCATCATGTCGGCAACCGCTATTACTGGCGGTTGGTCACAGCAGTAGGTGAGAATTATATAGACCTGTCCAAGACCGTGTGTGATCCTAATGTCGAGAACGATGTTCCGGTGGCAGGTGATGATATCGTGGGATTAGGCCATAAGACCGATATTACCCGACAGGCGGCGATAATTCTCTCTTCGGTGAACGAAGTTTCTCCGTCCATCATCATGTATCAGGGTATTAATGATTTTACCTTGACCGGGAAAGACGTTATATCTTTTGATTTTGACAAATCTACCGGCAAGTCCCGAATGAAGGTGTACGGAGATACGTACATTGGTGACAGGGACCGGACCACTTACATGGAATACACTCAGGATAAAGGTGTTGATATCAAAGGTATGTTCCATATCGAGCAGGGTTCCACCGGATGGCGTAACATGGAAGGGCTTCCGGATGAGATACAGGCGGCGGCAGATCTTGCCCAAGAGGCTAAGGATGCGATAGACAATGCGGCTGTCGGCTCGGTCAATCTGTTGCGTAACTCCGGGTTTACCGGAGATTATGAGACAGAGGACCTGTCTGCCGCTACCGAGCTATCGGCGGATACCGAACTTTTTAGCAAGCAACTGGAATATTGGACGGGAGTGGCTGCCGTATCTGCGGACAGTGATGCCGGCTCCGGGTACTCTGCCGCAATCGGTAGTTTGTCCCAGTCCGTATCATTGATTAAAGGAGAAAGTTATGTTATCAGTTACAAAGCAAAGGGTACGTCTGTGTCTGTTTCGTGCGGTTCTTTCAGTGTTTCTCAACCTCTCACATCCTCTTATCAGAGATATACCCATAAGATCACCTTCAATGGCAGTGGTATATTTCTTGTCAGTGGTACCGCAACCGTTTGTGACCTTCAGTTAGAGCGTGGGACCATCGCTACCGACTGGAAACCTTCAATTCTTGACAACGACAAGGCAACAGCCGGTTTCCAGTCAATCAATTATATCGCCAGCGCGATTAAGGATGGTTCTGTGGACATCCTTGGCGGTTTGATATTGGCCAATATGATCCAGTTAGGCAACTACAAGGATGGCAAGATGCAGAAGGTCACAGCCGGAGTTAGCGGCATATACAATGACGATGATGATGTGGCGTTTTGGGCAGGAGGAAAACTTGAACAGGCTATATTGACCGTGATGAGGTTTCGTAATGATCCGAATTATCAACCCACCGATGAAGAATGGGCGAATATGGCGAACTTCGTTGCCACTCATGGCGGTGATGTGTTCTTGAGAGGATATATCTATGCTTTGGGCGGTAAATTCAGAGGGGAGGTCAATGCGGAAAGCGGAATCTTTAAAAATGTAAAGTCGCCTAATGGCAATTTTAAGATTGATGAGGATGGCAATATCTGGATAAAAGGAGAGGGAGAGTTTAGTGGTACTGTCAATGTCATATCATCCAATGGTTACAAGATCGTAATATCCCCTGAGGATGAGTATTCCGTACCGTCTATCAGAATGTATGATTATAATGGGGAAGAACTGTTCAGTATCTCCCTACAGTACGGACTTGGAGGGATGATTCCCAGTATTTCCATGTTCGATCCTTCTAGCAGTGATAGATTATATTTCCGCCCGGATAGTATGGTCGCGGAGCAAAAAGGAAGTGACGGTTATATATATCAGACCCAGATAATGGGAGGACGCATAATTATGGTTAAAGGTTCTGAGATTGTATGGGATCAGAACATGTTGCCCAAATAAAGTGAAGTGATATGGAACTGAATACTATTAACAAAACAGGAACTTGGAGTGAGGCGGCAGACCGTCTTAACAACAACTTTAGCAAGACTTCTACCGAAGTGGAGAAGGTCAAGCAGAACGGCATCCGCAACAAGGGGTTGTTCTCTACTCTTGAATCACTGGAAGAGGCTGTTCCATCTCCTGTTGTAGGTGACTGGGCTGTTGTGGGTGACACCATACCGGGTCCTATATATGAATGCAAAACAAAGGGAAAATGGAGTCCTACAGGCACGACAGGAGGTGGCGGAAGTGTTGACTTATCCAGCTACCTGACAGCCGAGGAGATAGACGATGTAACATCAATATTATAGTTATGAGAATTAATTATCAGTCCGATTTTAAGATCATAGAGAAGAACTTGAACGGGGATGTGAATACTCCTTTCCGGTTCACTTACTTCAATCCATTCAAGGGAAAGTTCATAGCCTCCTTTGACGGGCATGAGTATGTGGGTTGCAGCCGCATGGAAGACGGCAACCTGCTTGTCGCTTTTGACAACCCCTGTTTTTCTCCCGGTATGCTGAAGGTAAAACGTGAATACTTCATATCCGATTCCGACTTTCAGGATGGCATCTGCAACCTTGTTTCCGTTGAAGATACAGGAATCGTACTGACTACTGGGAAAACCGATGAAAGCACGGTGGAAATAACATCTTATCCCGATTATTCCGCATATAATTCGATCCAGGCGTTCCCATTGTCGGATAATGAATATGAAGATGTGCTGAGTGGTTTTGTACCTCCTTTGCCACCGGAAGAGGAAGAAGAAACAGTTACTAATCTAGAAATATAGGAGATTTATTATGGCAAAAATATATAAGCTGACCAAGGGCGGCCAAACCATAATCCCGGCTACCACAACCGATGCGGTGGTCAACCCCAAAACACGCAAGAGCCTGACTACGGAACTTTCCGATCTATCGTATCATTCTGTCTTGTTATATCAGATTAAACTATATCAAGGCTCCTTTACTTTCGCCGGAAAAATAAACAACGACGAAGTTAGTATTGCTCAGAACAGATTAAAGTCTTCTGTATTCGTGACCAAACCGGTCAAGCTGATAGTCCCCGACGGATTCAGCATCAATCTAGTGTATGCGGATGATGATTATAACATTGTAGGTGACATTATAAGGGGTGCAACCGAAATAACCACCCAATACCCCTACGCAAGAATAGGGGTAATCAGGCAGGATGGCGGTAATCTGACACCTGATGATGTGCAGATACCCGTATATGATACTTATTCTCAGAAGATGCATGACGAATCAATGGTACATGCGGAGAAAATTGTACAAAGTAGCTTCTTCCTGAAGGATACGGGGACGGAGGCATTCATCATGGCCCGGAATATGATAAGGGAGCTTTATGTGTCCACCGTGGAGGAAGGCTTGAGGCTGATGTTGATCCGCAGGTTCGGTGATGCCGGTATTACTGACACCCGGGTGATCATTGGACAGACAACCGATGGAGTTCAGAAGTTCGTCTTCAATTTCAATCTTGGCGAGGCCGTACCCGAGGGCACTGAAGCCTATCATCTGGAAAATGATTACGGCACATGCCACATCCTGGTAGACTGGAGTAAGTATACAGCGCCGGTCAATACGGCCCTGAATGATGATTTCATTTTCAATCGGAACATTTATAAGGTAGAATGTTCCCCCGTTATTTTTTCCAAGCTGGAGGACACCGCCCTGAAAACAGACTATGACACCTTGAAGTCCGGTTATGACGGATTGGAAAAAGAAATAGGCTCATCCACTCCCCGTGATTACACGCAAGATGTGACATGGCAGAAGGGCGCCATAATCAGCAATACCGGAGCTGACAATAATTCATCCTCATATTTAGAAAGCAGAAGAAGGACACAAGACTACATACCGGTATATGTCAGCAGACTCAGCTTTTCGGCTGCCGCCGACAGTGTCCTCATGGTCATGTTTTATGGTGCGGACAAGGTATATATCAATACATATCCCGGAATCTACACCTGGGAAGGCACGCGGACTGATCTGCTGATCGACTCTATAAAACCAGACGGTGCGGAGTACTATAGGGTCTGTATCAAGTATCCTGACATAAGTCCTGAAGATATAACCTTTATGAGCGAAGGGTACGGACTTAAGAAGGATATACAGACTTTGAGGGACGCCATCTCCGGAACAGCCGCCTTGGATAATCTGATCATCGTGGACACCAAGGGAGGAGGGGATTATGAAACGATAGAGGACGCTCTGGCAAACGCCGGTGACTCCGCAGACAACCATGTGGTCATCATTGTCATGCCGGGCACATATTATCCGGCTCCCAAGAAGAATGGTGACAGACCTTATGTTGAGAGCAACCGAAATCTGTCCCTGATCGGCATGAACCGGGACGCATGTATCCTCAAGGGGGATGTAGGCTATTATGATTACCGGATAAATGTGGATTACGCGCTGCTACGGCTGAGCGGAAACGTTCTAGTCGAAAACTTTACCTTGATCAACACATCAGAAAAGTATGAGAGTACGGCCACCGGGGAGGGATGGGACCTGACAGCCCCTCATAACCGTGCCTACTGTTTTCATGCGGACTATAACCGGAATCCCGGTGACGTCACCTGTATCAGAAATTGTAAGATGTACAATGACCACTTCTCGTGTATCGGCTGGGGACTCAGGGCGGAATCCACATTGCGATTGGAAAACTGTGAGTTTGACGCGGATGTCAGTGAGGAGAAGAACTCCCAGAGTGGTTTCAGCAGTTTCGGGGCGATATACGGGCATCTAGCGGCAGGTGTGACCAATGCGATGAACCAAAGACTGGAAATCATCCGGTGCATTGTAAGGAACAGGAACTATCCTACCGCCATCAACCAGATGGACGGGAGCGGTGCGGATGACTATACCAACATCTCATCCTCGCTCATGCTTGTGGGGAACATCTGTAAGACAACCGATATGGCAGCCTCGTTTAAGAATATCTCAATCGAGGGGAATCCGCAAGTATGTGCGCTTGACGAGACCAGTTATGGTAATAATGTCGCATCAATGAATTCAGTAGAGTAACTCGGAAAGTTATCAGTAACACTCAAAACATATATTATGATACGAGACCTAATCATCAGAATAATGAATCATCTGTCCGTTGAAGTGCATCCGGATGCGGAATGGTAAAAGTGGAACAGGATATATGGAGCTTAATACAATAAACAAAACAGGAACTTGGAGCGAAACGGCAGACCGCATCAACAGCAACTTTAGCAAGATCTCCATTGAGGTTGAAGAGATAAAGCAGAACGGCGGTGGCGGCAGTGGTGGCGGAGGGGGCGATGTCACTAACGCCGACCATGCCACATCTGCATACACGCTGGATAAGAATACGCCTGTGCTTGACTGGTTCCTTTCCGCATTGAACGATGATGATGCGCAAGGGATCATTAATTACCTCAAAGGTCTTAAGATAGCCGGGAATCTGATAAACCGCATCGTAAAGCAGGGTGACAAGGATGTCACCTACACCGATGAGGATGTGATGAGCGCATTGCGTGTAATGACTGAGATAGAGAACAGTGCGGAGAAGCTGAAAGAGATATTCGTGCGGAAGGACAAGGAGGATTTTACTAATTTCCTGTTATCCTTACTGGGCGGAGTCTTGATTAAGAAATATGCCAAGTTCGGTGATTTCGTTACTGGTGTAGATGGCGGTTTCATTAATGAGAAGGGCGATTTTGAAATGGGAAGCGGCGTTTTCCGTAAGCGTTTGTTTGTTCCTGAAATAGCTTTTAACCGTACAACCTATTTCAAAGGACGTATGGTAAACTCCCCCGGTGGCGGTTGTAGCGTATTGTCATACGTGGATAACGGCGATGGAACCTACACCATCACTCCCGATCTGACGGACGCGGACGGATTAAGCCAGTTTGTTGATGATATCCTTACCACCTATTTTGTGACTAAGAATAGCGAAGGCAAGCTGAATGGCTTTGAAGAGATGAAATTCCGGGTGACTGCCGCAGATTATACCGCCAAGAAGTTTACTGTCATTCCCCGTCCGGGGCATTCTGACTGGAAACCTGCCGAGCAGATGGTATTGGCACAAACAGGTAACTTTACTGATCCGGAACGTCAGACTTATATACTTATTGATTCAGTCAACGGAAACAATTGTATTACATTCTTTGACAATGCCAACACTTGGGACCCGGAACCGGCGCAGATGCCTGCGTGGTTCGGCAAGAAAAAAGGCATGACTGTAGCCGGTGTTAATGCGGACAATTACTCGGCCGTTCTTCAAAACATTATCATGACCGGGCTTATCTTTCAGGTGGATGAGATCACCGGACAGACAGTGCGTGTTCCGTTGGACAAAGGTGAATGGACCGCAGGTAAGTACGCCTACTATAACCGGGTGTCACACAACGGGGCTTTGTGGTTGTGTGTTGATGATAACGGAACGACAACCGAGCCGTCAGATGATAATCCGGCATGGCTGAAACAAGTGGACAAAGGTGATAAAGGTGATCCGGGCTTGTCTGTAGTCGGTGGTGGCCATTGGGAATCCGCCAACACACCATATAGTGCCAATACAATGGTCACTCTTGCCAACTGTGTCTTTATATCCAAGGTGGAAACCTCCAATCCTCCCATCAGAATATTGCGTATCAAAGGCGGCAATTTCTTAAGAAAGAAGGACGGTGGTTATTATCTTGCCGGAAAACCTGCCGACTGGGAGGTTAACGAAGACTGGGATATGCTGCTTGACGGGCGTGAACTGAAAGGAGAGAGTATCACTTTCCTTGGTGAATTTGCCACGGCTCCAGCCAACCCGAAAAACGGTGATTCATACCGTAACACAACTGACCGCGCCACCTACATCTATCAGGACGGAAGATGGCAGCTTATGATATCGGACGGGAAAGACGGTAAGGGCTATGAGTATATATACACAAGAGGCAATATCATAGATAACACCCCTGAAAAGCCGGACAGTCAGCAGAAAGATGGTTATGTTCCGGAAGGCTGGACGGATAATTATCTTGGTACGGACATAGACCATCAGGTTGAATGGGGTTGTACACGTTTTAAGGAAAACGGCGTATGGTCTGAGTTCAGCACTCCGGCAGTGGTGCATCGCTGGAGTAAGGACGGAGAGAATGCCATCATGGCGGACTTCGATAACGAGATGGTCAATGCAGCCCTTACTTCGGACGGGAAGGTCGTGTCCTCACAGACTTGGAATACAACTGTCAGCATGTGGTACGGAACGGAAAAGCTCACCCTTGACAGCATCACCTGTACACCTGACACAAATCTTCTGTGTGCGACAGACAAGAATACAGGAGTGGTGACAATATCGGTATCTGCCGGAGCTACTCTTGCTGCGACAAACACGGTTAAGATCACAATCAGGGCTACAAAGAACGGGCAGCAGTATTCCCGTGATCTGACATTCACTGTAGCCGGGGTTCGTGGAGGTGCGGACGGTTCGGATGCCATTCTATACAGCATTGTCGTTTCCGCCAGCTCAGTAAGCAAGGACAAGAACGGGAACTACAGCGTGTCTTCCGTATCATGTTACAGGCAAATGTCAGTGGGGGGCGTGATATCCACCACAACGGACGGTATATTGAAATACAGCATAGACGGTGGAGCTGAAACTACCATAAACAACAATACAGCCATATCAAGCGGAAATTTCACGAAGACATTGAAGTTTGTCTTTTACGTGAATGACCAGATAGTGGATGTTGAAACTGTCCCCATGCTTGTAGATGGTAAGGACGGGGCTGACGGTGAGAGTATCACAG